GACGTCGCCGGCATGAGATCGATGGCTTCCTGTTCGCGCAATCCACGGCGGATGATGGTGGCTAATTCGTCTGTGTACTGACGACCGTGTTGTGCCGCATCTCGGAGCGAAGCATCGATTAACGTAGTCAACATCTCGCCTTCGTCAACGAACTTTGACGCAGCGGCAAATCGCACGCGTGTCTCGATTGTCGCCTTTTCCAACGGTGCCAAATATCGTCTGACTTCCTTATCCCAAACGAACGATCTCTTCAAGAACGATACGTCTTCGATAGTCCGGTGTGTAGCACATGTCTGCCATGAATTCTTGTCTTCGTCAGTATACCCGATGTTGTGCCGCTCGAAATGCTCGCCTAATGATCGCATATTGAACCTGTCTATGATCTCAGGTGAAACTGCATGCAAATGATCATCACCGTAGTATTTTGATCGTACCAATCTATCCATTGTCATAAGCGAACGATATTCTTCTGGCATTATGGCTAACCATGCGAGGGCCGTGTAGATATAATTGTTCGTGGAATTGACAATCGACGTAAGTGGGTACCCTGACGGTAAACCTTGTTCAATGACGCAAACAACGTTGTTTAGTTGCGTAGGTCGGTTATAGGCAATGCGCATGAGCGAAGCACGGACGCGTTGTTGACGGGGCGAATCGTTATAAAGACGGTTGATCACGCGTCCAGATACATCTAAAGACTCGGCGGGAGTGCCACGATCATAATTGGCAAAATCACCTGCGATGATGTGCGGTGAAACCTCGTGAAGGTGATTAACCATGTTGGTCCACTCTGTACTCTCTGGATTTATACCGACTTGGATCTCCGATGAGCGACGATTGTATTCGATATGGACGTTAAATGCGTGTGTGTACATACGCACCAGGATACTATAATCGATTGGACAAATCGTGAAAGACCGCGTTTTATTGATGAAGTCAGGATCATTATTGATGTTTTGCGTCTTCTTGAATTTGAGACGTTCATCCTTGAGATGTTCCGAAAACAAAATAACCGGTACCTTTCCTTCGGCAAGTTGGTCCTCGACGTATTGCATGCGCGCCACTAATTCGGTCTTGGCGAAGTACTTATCCGGATTGGACGCATCGATCCCCTGTTCGAACAGCCAGGATTTATTATGATCTTCCTGATCGCGTCCCATGGTCCATAGTGCTCCTTCCGAAGTCGCCATGTTCATCCGTCGTGACTCCTCTATGCCGTCGACACCATTGATGGCCTCGTCCAAGGAAAGCACTCGCAGACAACCGTTGTCATCCATAAGCGGGGATTCCATTGATTGGTATCGTGCCACCATGTGATCCTCGATAAGATCGTAATGCGCTTGAGGGAATGGGACAACCTTCTTCGAATATCCATTGACGCCCGCAAATAGAACTGATCGTCCTTTTGGC